TCTTTTTGAGTTGCAGGCTATGCAAGCGGCTTCTGCTCAAGATACTAAAGGCACAATTGCAGAGGGCATGTCAGATGCTGGTGTAGACGCTTTCTTCGCGCCACGGTTTTTAGCCCCCGGAATGGATGGCCCTACCCCTGCACAATTAGCCACTCAACAGATCCCTGACGAGCTTTCTGGTCAATCTCCGTTTACGAGTGGTGGAGTTCCTAGACCATCTTTGTTCTCTGATGAGAGCGTCATGCGTCAAATTATGGATGACGACACTGTAAACAAAGAGAGGCCAACTGACCTGAAGAGCTTGTTTGGCGAGGATTCTGAAACATACAAAAATATTATGGAACGTGCTACGCCGATTCAATCAGATACGTTCCCGACAGTGGCAGGTATTCTGGGCAAAGCCATGGGCGGTGCCAATATCAACAACATCATTAACAAGATTAATGAAGGCGGCACTCCGATACTTGATGATGACGGAAACATTCAAGGCGTTCTTCACGATGGGTTCTTTGGCGGCACTGTTTATTCAGGAAACGAGGGCTTTAACCCAATGGCTGGACCGAAGCCTGAAAAGGATGACGGTTGTCCTCCGGGTTTTGTGAGGGTTAACGGAGCTTGCACTCCGATTTCTGCATCAACGACTCCTGAGACTGAGGCACCTTTGACAGTAGCACCGCCTATGATTGACCCCACCTTGCCTGTGACTCCACCCAATCCCACCGATGTTATTGTTCCAAGCACACGCACTGACGTACCCGTGACTGTTCCCGTTGTTTCCCCTGCTCCTATTGAGTCGATACTGCCGCAAAATCTCTTGGATCTTTTGCAGGCTAGGCAACCTGTAAGATCTTTTGCGGATGGCGGTGCTGTATTGGATGATGCGGCTGGTCGTTTCTTGGAGGCGTTGACGGCAGCGTAGCCAGATGAATGATTTTAACATACCCACGGAGTTCCTTACTGATGCAGAGTTGGAAGCTCTAGGTAAGCACCTAGACAAGTACAAAGAATTGCATGAGCGGGACGAGTTTCAAAATAATTTCTTGGATTTTGTTAATCATGTCTGGCCCAGCTTTATTGCTGGTTCTCACCATAAGATATTTGCTGAAAAGTTAGAGCGTGTTGCGAGGGGCGAGTTAAAGCGTCTGATTGTCAACATGCCTCCACGACACACGAAGTCAGAGTTTGCTTCTTATTTATTTCCTGCTTGGGTCATGGGCAGGAGTCCAAGCACAAAGATCATTCAGGCAACGCACACGGCGGAGTTGGCGGTAGGTTTTGGTCGTAAGGTCAAGAACTTACTGGACAGTGAGATATATCGTGATGTTTTTCCTGATATGCAGTTGGCTAGGGATGCGAAGGCGAGTGGTCGTTGGTCAACGAATGAGGGTGGTGAGTATTACGCTGTTGGTGTGGGCGGTGCGCTGGCTGGTCGTGGTGCGAACTTGTGTATTATTGACGATCCTGTTTCAGAGCAGGATGCGTTGTCACCAACCGCGTTGGATAACATTTACGAATGGTACACTTCAGGACCGAGACAGCGACTACAACCGGGCGGGTCGATAATCATTGTGATGACACGGTGGAGCATCCGCGATTTGACGGCGAAGGTTTTGCAGAAGCAAGCAGAGGGAGGGGCGGACCAGTGGGAGGTCGTGGAGTTTCCGGCGATATTCCCCGATACCGACAACGTGTTGTGGCCCGAATTTTGGAGCAGGGACGAGCTAGAAGGCGTTAGGGCGTCTATTCCTGTTGCCAAGTGGAACGCGCAGTATCTTCAGAACCCTACGGCGGAAGAGGGCGCGATTATCAAGAGGGAGTGGTGGAATGTTTGGGAACGTGATGCTCCTCCTCCGTGCGACTACATCATCCAGTCGTATGATACGGCGTTCACTAAGTCAGAAAGGGCCGACTATTCGGCTATTACTACTTGGGGTGTGTTTTATCCTGACGAGGGTGATGAGGCAGCGATCATATTGTTGGACGCTGAAAAGGGTCGATGGGAGTTTCCAGAGCTTAAAGACCAAGCGATGCGCTTGTATCAAGAATATGAACCTGACATGGTTTTGATTGAGCAGAAGGCGTCTGGTACGCCTTTGACTCAGGATTTGCGTAAGGCTGGCATACCTGTGAGTGGTTTTACTCCGGGCAGGGGTGCTGATAAGTTTTCTCGTATGAATGCTTGTGCGCCTGTATTTGAGAGTGGCATGGTTTGGTGTCCAGAAACCAGATGGGCAGATGAAGTTGTTGAGGAATGCGCCTCGTTTCCTAACGGTGAACATGACGACTTGGCTGATAGCATGACACAGGCTATACTACGTTTTAGACAAGGCGGCTTTATTGGGACTCGTAATGATTACGAGGACGAGGATTATTCTAATTACAGGCGCAGCAGGGAGTATTACTGATGTCCAGCAAGAAGCTTACAGCTAAAGCTCGTGAGTTACGCAAGCGTCAGCTTGAGCGTCTTGGTCATGATGAAGACAAGATTATTGACATACTTGAGTATGAATTTGATTTGGGTTTAGGAACGGCCCCCGGTACGCCACTAAGGGGTAAGAGATACAAGCATGGTGGCGCAGTTTTATCAGGCCGTGGTGGCATGTTTAAAGGAGTGAAGTGATGGGTTTTGGAAAAGCTGTAAGAGAAAACATGGATGCTCTACGTTACAAACGCTCAGAGCAAGGCAAAGCAGAAAAAAAAGCTCGTAAAGAACACAACGAGAAGTTTGGACCCACGGATAAAAAAACAAAACGCGTTCTTAAAAAGGCCGCTAAAAAGTCTGACGCTGCAAAAGGTCGATATATGCGTGAGAGAGATGATTCTAGTTTTAAGCCTGAAATGAGTACCCGTTATGGGCCGACAACAATAAAAATGGAGAATGGTGGCGTGGCTAGTTTAAAAGAAGTTCCCGCAGGCAAAAAAGGCAAAGGCTTGTCTCAGCTTCCTACTGAAGTCAGAAACAAGATGGGCTTCATGAAGGATGGCGGTGAAGTTACTCCTCCAAAGCCTTTGCCAAAGGACTCAAAGAACGCCAAGGGACGCCGTTTGAAGCGTTCACCCGGCAACAAGAACGAAGCTGGCGGCGATCCAATGAAGCCAATTCGTATGAAGGATGGCGGTGGAGTTTGCCGTGGCGGCAAGTCAGCTATGCGAGGCACACAGTTTCGTGGTGTCAGATAGGAAGAAGATGCTGTATAAGGGACAAGAGGCTGGCCTTTGGCTAAAAAGCGTTGCTTCTTGCCCTTCTGCGGCGCTTTGCGGAGTTCCCACACCATCCGCGCTGGGGTCAGCCTCACTAGGAGTTTAAAATGGCAGATGATGGCATTTTGAGCGCATTTAACGCTCCTCCGGCATCTCAAGAGATGTTCAAGGAATTGGCTGACAAGACCAATGTATTTACAGATCCTCTTGGAAGTGAGACTCTTGGTGCTGTAAACCGCGCCATTGTTGGCGCACCTGTTGATGCTATTGATATGATGGGCCGTGCTGGCGAGACTGTTCTGCGCGGCGCGGCGAAAGCTGGCACAGGTATTATGAAAGCGTTAGGAGAAGATGATGCGATGGCAGAAAGGTTTGGTCGAGATATCTACCAAGCTGGCATGGTTAGCGGTCCAGCCACTGCGCTTGCACCGATACGTCCTAGAGGCAAGTCAAATAAGACGCTTGTGCTTGAGGCGCAAAAAAAGAAGATGAAGTCTCCTGCTGGCAAACGTGCTTTGGATGAAGACTTGGAAGAAGCCGCGATTACAGACGCATTTGCCGATGCGGCGGATGATATGACTGTTATGTACGCTAGAAACACTGGTCGCATGGACGATGAGATTACAGATCAAGATATGCTAGATATTTTGACTGATTCTTATTTCACTAACAGAGATCGTGGTATGTCAAAGAGCGACTCTATTGCGGAATCTTTGTTTGAGTCTGGATTAAGTGATGTTGCTGGGCCTATGCTCAAGCGTCTTGACGCTGATTATAACTTCAGATCATCTAGTGCGGTAAACAGAAAGAAAGAGGGCGCTGCTTCAAGGAGGAGCTTGGAGACTCAAGCTAGGCTTGCAAGACAGCCTCAAGAACCTATTAAGACGGTGCCGCTTGAAGAGGCCACAAGAATGCAAAATGAGATTAGCGGCATGGGGCTTCCAGATAGAACCGTCCCTGAAAAGCCAACATTAGTCGTTATTGAAGGCGGGAAGGATTAGCCATGGCTGTTGAAAAAGGAATAGGTGCTGGAGGACTGAATAAAGCCTCTCCCGCTCAAGAAGAAGCAGAAGTAGATTTCATCACCATGCCTGAAGATCCCGGCGTTATGGAAATGGATGATGGATCTGTAATTGTTGGCGAGATTACACAAGAAGTTGCTCCTATCGACATTCCTTTTGAAGCTAACCTTGCTGAGTTTATTGAAGATAATGAGTTAATGCGTATATCGTCAGATCTCGTTGGCGACATTGAAGAGGACATGTCCTCACGCAAAGACTGGGAAGATACATACAAGCGTGGCATTGATTTGCTGGGCATGGAGTATGATGATCGCACACAGCCATTTGAGGGCGCTACAGGCGTGGTTCATCCGTTGCTTTCAGAGTCTGTAACGCAGTTTCAGGCTCAAGCGTACAGAGAAATGCTGCCGTCAGGTGGCCCTGTCAGGACTCAGGTTGTGGGTGCCGAAACACCTGAAGTCTCTGCACAGGCAGAGCGTGTAAAACATTACATGAATTACATGCTCACCTACGAGATGGAAGAGTATGATCCCGAAACAGACCAAATGCTCTTCTATCTCCCTATCGTTGGGTCTACCTTTAAAAAGGTTTACAACGATCCACTGCTGCAAAGGCCTGTAAGTAAGTTTGTGCATGCGGAAGACTTGTTAGTTCCGTATGGCGCGACTGATTTGCTTAC